ATTAAAATACTTTTAAATGAAAAAAAAACCAGTTCTTTTGAACTGGTTTTTTGATTTTTCTAGAATGATGTTTCTTGTGTAGGTGCCCCTCCTCCTGCTTGTTGTGATGGTGGTGCCCCTCCTCCACCGGCTTGTGCTCCACCGGCTTGTGCTCCACCTCCTCCGGCTTGTGCTCCACCGAATTGTGCTCCACCTCCTCCGGCTTGTGCTCCACCGAATTGTTCTCCACCGAATTGTGCTCCTCCGCCACCTCCGAATTCTTCACCTCCGAATGCTCCGCCACCTCCGAATGCTTCTCCTCCACCACCGAAACCGCCACCTTCTGGTGGTCCACCTTCTCCTCCGCCGAGTCTCATTCTTTCGAGAGCTTTGTATTTGTTATTTTCTTCTATGTCAGCATCACTAAATTTCATAATATGACGAATAATCCATTCAGGAGCTAAAATAGCTTTTCCTTCTGAATCCATCAAAGAAGAACTCAAAGTTGAAGCTATATTGGCTCTTTCACTTAAATTTTTTAAATATCTCCATTCTTCGAATAAAGTGTCGGAGATAAATTCCAATCTAATAGCATCATTAAAATCTACATTATCTTTTAATTCAGGAAAATCTAAAATCATTTGTATTTTTAAAGGTTTGACAACAATTTCTTTAAAAATAGTTCTAACTCTATTAATAAAGTTTTTGAATTTCACTTCATCTCTGGTTATAGCCGCTGATGAGTCATAAGCATATGAACCTCCTCCGTTGTCTTCATCAAAACGTTGAAAAGGAAGTTTAGACGCTCTTTTTAATATTTTAGAAAACCATTGGAGAACTACATCTTCATTTAATTCAACCTGGGTTAGTTGTAAGATTTCAACATTTGGTGTTCCTGCATCACCCTCTGGAAACCAGAAATCCTTGCTAAATGGTATGTTTGTTTGCCCGTTTATAGAAACAGTTCCCATTCTTTCATCCCATTGAACATCATCGTGATATTCACTCATTAATTCATATACTTGTTGTTCAGCTTGACTACGAGTTAAACCGCCAACAGGTATAACGAATTTTTTATAAATTGATGCTTGATTAATATTATAAAGTAATCTAGCTTGTTCAATCATTTTTAATTGATTAAAAGGTCTTATCAGATTTTCTACATATGAAGTTTCCCCATATTCATTATTATTTGAATATGAAATATAAATAACCTGAGAATCCAATAGTATTCTTCTTAATGCTGGGTTGTCAGGATGTTGTATCCATATCATCGTATTTGTATTTGGATCTGTTGCTACTATTAGAGTTATTGGATCCATTGGGGCCAAATCAATTATATTCTTTTGCTTATCATCATATACTATTTCATAAGAAATATATCCATCTATGAGAAGGTTTTTTATATAATTCCAGGCTACCTGTCCTTCATGAAAATTGAAAGTAGTAAGTAATCTAGAGAAATTTTCTTGGTATTTTTGTTTTAGTGTCTGACCGAAACTATCCGGTAAATCTCTAACATAACAAAATCTATTATTATCATCATAAATTATACATTCATCTGCTACTTGTGTTATAAAATCTTTAATTTCATCTTTAATAGAGTATTGTCTTAAAATCTTTCTTTTATCTAAATACGTTCTATCTAAATATGCAATTGATTTTTTATCAAGAAAACGTGCTATAGTTTTTTTAGTAAACAAATCATACATATTAGAACTATTAGGTTGATATAAAACATCGGTTGTTTCTTCATGTACACCTATAGAATAAGAATTTCTTATTCTCATATCATTATATTCCAACCCACCGAACATTGTAGATAAACTTCTTAATATTCTGTTAAACAAACCAAAATTCGTGGCATTGCCTTGTTGATTACCTGTATATTTGTCATAACTGGCCATTTATAAAAACTTAATTTTTATTATATATTAAAAATTTAAGGTCATCTAGGATTTTCATAAAATTTATAGTGATTCTCTATTAACCTTAATTTTTGATAGTATTCCTTTGTGTCATTATCAAAATCTTGTAAATTTTTATCATATGCTATTAAAATTTCTTTAATAATTTCTTTTTCTCTCTCTCTTTCACTTTCTTTTAAATAATCCATCATTATTTTACCATTAATCATTTTAACATCTATAAAAATAAATCTATATAAAATAGTAGTTGAGATTGTATATATCATACCTTCTCCCTTGTCCATCCCGTCTATTTTTGTATAATCAAAGGCTGTAATAGCATAATTAAATTCACCGTTATTTTTAAGAGATTTATAAACAGACTCAAAATTTATTTTCAATGGTATTTCATCATTAACAGAACCATCTCCATCATTATTCAATCTGTTTTTTTCGATTTCAGTAGAAAATGTTTTAAATAATTTATCGAAATATAATATTTTATATTTGAAAGGTAAATAACTTAGATTGACTGCATATATGATTCTTTTTTGGAGTTCTGGGCTATATCTATCGTCTATTACAAATATAGGACACCAGAGTTTATTTCCGTTATAATTATATTTAATTAAATAAAATTTACCAATAGAAATTTGATTGCGAATAGTTCGTTTTATTTGAAGATTTGGTTTTTTTAATGCTAGTTCAAATATCGTTTTAGTTGATTCTTCGACTAATATTTTCATATTGTCGTTATATTCTCCAATTAATCTATTACATAATAAACCAAAATTATCAGTCATAGTTAATTAAAATATTTTTACTTGTTTTCCATCGAAATACTTTTCAGTCATAATCATAAAATTTAATCCTTTTTTATCACAATATTCTTTAGCCGTTTTCCATTTATTTAAATTTTTCAAATATGTTCTCAATCTATATTCTTGATTTTCTAATAATTTTGCTGTAACTCTTTTAGGCTGTTCTGGTGGAATTGTCTCGTTATATGGTTTTATTTCTATGACATTTTTTGATATACTCCCATCGAGTGCTACTATTTCGGCATAAGCATCTGGATGATAGCGCATAGTGTGCCAATTACCCTTATCATCTTTCATTTCATATGGTATAGTTATACCTTCAACATTCCACCTAATAATTCTTGGTTCATTATCTAGATAAAAATACAATTTATATTCCCAAGAACTTCTAAAGTATACCACTGAAGGGTCACCTAAATATTTTTTGGGATTAATAATATTATATTGCCCCTGTGTATATTTATGACTCATATTAGGTTTGGCTCGATATCCCATTCTTTATTTGTTTATTTTTTATATATTTTTTTAAATTGCTTAACTAATTTAAAAAATTCTTCATCTGGGTCGTATATAATTTTTTCATTTAGTAATGTATCATCATAACTATATGCCATTTTTTCAATATGTCTTTTATTTATTATTGAATGCTTGTTTTATAGCTTCTTTACTAAGTTTTATATATTTAATAAAATTATTTTTTAAATACATCTTTCTAACTAGAATAGTATTTAATTAAATCTTCTTTTTTAATTATATCCATATTATATATTATATTAAATTGGTTTGTTAAATTGGGTAATATCGCATTATCTTATCTTCTATATGAACTTCTACTAAACTAAAGATTTAGTGGTTTTCTTTGATAATTCTTAATAAAAAACGATTATAATTCTTTACTTTCATTTATATTTAAAATAATTTTAATTTCTTTTTTATTATAATTTCCATTTTATTAAAATCTTTATAAGGTATTCTTATTAGATATATATTATTTTTATAACAAAAGTCGTTTTTAATAGAGTCCCTTCTCTGCGTGTCTTTTAAACCACTTTCTCCACCAAAAAAATTGAAAGATTCATAATGCTGAATGCCATCAAACTCTATACATGTATTTAAATCAGGAATGTAAAAATCAAATTTCAAATAGTCTTTATCTTTACATCCTTCAAACTTTTTTTGAGGAACGTATTTCATATTAAAAGATTTTAATATTCTTTCCGCTTCATTCTCTCCCTTGGATTCTTGACATTTAGGACATCCACTTTTTCTATTTATAAAATTATTATATGATACTTCCCAATTAAAATTGCATTTA